ATATAGAAGGAGAGAGAGGGGGTAATACCCTAAGTTTGGGGGGGGGGGTCAGGTTGGGTCAGGTTAGGCACAGGCTTTCGCCTTATCCTTGGGGCATGGCCGAGTTATCCCTAAACATCAAGGGCTCGGTGCTGGAGTTCTCCAGCACATTGCCCAAAGCCATCCGCTGGACGGATGCCATGACCAAACGGTTGTCATGGGCGATTGCTGATTCAATGACCGAGGCGGCCAAGGATGCCCGTCAGTACCTGCGTGAGGTGACGCCGCGCTACATCGACAAGCCAACTACCTGGACCTTAAACAGCACCTTTGTGAAGTTCGCCAATCCACGCCGACTCAGCGCTGAAGTTGGCTTCAAGTATTTCGGTGGTGGCGTACCTGCTGGTCGCTATCTCGAGACGTTGGCGCGTGGTGGCAATCGAGCAGCTAAGTCTTCAGAGCGTCAGCTTCAACAGGCTGGCGTGCTGCGGTCTGGTCAGTTCATCGTGCCCACAGGCGTCACGCCGTTGAAGCTGAACAGCTATGGCAACCTCTCTGGCAGCACCTACACGCAGATGCTGTCGCGCCTCGGGGGGATGAACGTTCAAGGTTCAAGCCAGAACGTGAATAAGGCATCGGCTCGCAGCAACAACAAGCGATCCAGCCGTGACTTCTTCGCCGCCAATATCGGCGGGCACTACGGCATCATGGCGCGCGTTGGCAAGGCGCCTAAGGGCAACCCAGGCGGCCGCGGTCGACCGATCACCAGCAACCTACGCAGGGGCTATCACACCGTCTTCTATGTGACCAGGCAGCCTCGCTATGAGCCTCGTTTCCCCATCCAGCCGATCCTGCGCACCACCTTCGACGCCCGGTTCGCCTCGATATTCCCTTCACGCCTGTCGCGGGAGCTGGCCAAATATGGGTAGGGGGGGGCACCCCTGCCTTTTACGGGTCCTTCCGGCATAGGGATTTGCGGGTCTATTCACACCTCGCAGAAGAGCTAGCGCCAGCGTGCGAAAGCTCTAAAGTCTTGCGGCGCAAAGGGTCTCAGTAATTCTTACAATGAGATCCCCTAGGGGAAGTTTACAGGGGTTTAGTATCAGTTAACAGAAGCTAGGAGCAGTTAACTGCGTGCTGGTCACGTTTGCGGAGTTTGCACTGATCAAAGGCTGCACCAAGGCGGCGGTGACTCACGCAAGCAAAAGCCGAATCGCTGAGGCTGTTGTCGAGGAAGATGGCAAGCGCTGGCTCGATCGTGATCTTGCACTGGAGCTATGGCGGAAGAACACGCTGAAGAACAACAACGCGAAGGTGGATGAACCTGACCCAGTGGAGCCGCGGCCAGCTAACCCGCGGGAGTTGCGACAGCGGTTGGCTGCGTTGCCTGATGATGAGATCCCGGAGCTGAATGAAAGCCGCGCGCGACGTGAGCACTACCAGGCGGAACTAGCGAAGTTGGAGGTGGATCTGAAGCGGCGCGAGCTGGTGCCTGCGGTGGATGTGAAGAAGGAAGCGTTCGCGATGGGGCGGAGCGTGCGTGAGGCGCTGGCGAACTTGGCTGATCGGCTATCGCACCAGCTTGCTGGCGAGACGGATCCAGCGGCGATCCATCAGGTGCTGACGGAGGAGCACCGTGCGGCGCTGGTGGAGTTGGCTGATGGTTAACCCATGGCGCGCTGGCTTCATGGAGGGGTTACGGCCTGAAGAGCCGCTGACGGTTAGCCAGTGGTCGGACCGCTATCGGCGGCTGAGCAGCAAGGCATCGGCGGAGCCTGGACCGTGGCGGACGGCAAGGACTCCTTACCTGCGGGAGCCGATGGACTGCTTAAGCAGCAGCAGTCCGGTGCAGCGGGTGGTGATGATGTTCGCGGCGCAGACGGGCAAGACGGAGGCCGGCAGCAACTGGCTGGGCTATGTGATCGACCATGCGCCCGGTCCGATGTTGTGCGTGCAGCCAACGGTGGAGATGGCGAAGCGGTTGAGCAAGCAGCGGCTGGAGAGTTTGATCAATGAGACGCCTTGCCTGGCGCAGAAGATTGCACCAGCCAGGAGTCGGGACTCGGGGAACACGATGTTCGCCAAGGAGTACCTCGGCGGGATCCTGCTGTTGACCGGAGCCAACAGCGCGACGGGGTTGCGATCTGCGCCGTGCCGGTATCTGTTCGCTGATGAGATCGATGCGTTCCCGAGCGATGTGGATGGCGAAGGCGATCCGGTGGCTCTGGCAGAGCGGCGGACGACCACGTTCGCGCGGCGGAAGATTCTGCTGACCAGCACGCCGACGGTGAAGGACTTTAGCCGGATCGAGGCGGAATATGAGCGCAGCGACCAGCGGCGGTTCTATGTGCCGTGCCCGTGTTGTGGGGAGATGCAATGGCTGCAGTGGTCAAGGTTGAAGTGGGACGAGCGGCGACCGGAAACGGCGAGGTATGAGTGCGAGAAATGCGGCGAGCGATTTGAGGAGGTGCATAAACCGCGGATGCTGGGCGCTGGTGAGTGGCGCGCGACGGCACCAAGCGATGGCAAGACGGCTGGCTTTCATCTGTCGGGTCTGTATAGCCCGCTGGGATGGTGCAGTTGGGAGCAGTTGGTTGATGACTTCCTGCGCGCGAAGGGTGACGGTCCAGCGCTGAAGGCGTTCGTCAACACCCGGTTGGCGGAGACATGGGAGGAGGACTATGCGGCGGCGGTGAACGCTGAAGGCCTGATGACCAAGCGGCTGGCGTATGAGCCGGGCACATGCCCCGATGGGGTGGTGCTGCTGACGGCCGGGGTGGACGTGCAGGACAACCGACTGGCGGTGAGTGTGTGGGGATGGGGCGAGGGCGAGACCGGCTGGCTGGTGTGGCATCAGGAGCTGATGGGCGACCCGACCCAGCTCGAGGTGTGGAAGCAGTTGGATCATGTGCTGGCCACCGGCTGGTCGACAGCTTGCGGGAAGGAGTTGAAGATCGCGCAGATGGCGATCGACTCGGGCGGCCACTGTACGCATGAGGTGTACAACTATGTGCGTGAGCGCGTGCGGCAGGGGGTGGTGGCCATCAAGGGCAGCAGCCGGCGCAACAGTCCGGCGGTGGGCAAGGGGAACAAGGTGGACGTGAACTGGCGCGGGAAGGTGCTGAAGAAAGGCGTGACGCTGTACCAGCTCGGGACTGACACGATCAAGACGACGCTGTTTGGCAGATTGCGACATAACGAAGCGGGCGGCAGCTTGAACTTCGGGATGGCTGCTGATCAGGAATACTTCCGGCAGTTGACCAGCGAACGGCAGGCACTGCGGTATCACCGAGGATTTCCGATCAGGGAGTGGGTGAAGAAGTCGGGTGATCGAAATGAAGCGCTGGATTGTGCGGTGTATGGCTATGCGGCGCTGTTGATTTACAGCCGGCGCATGAATCAGGCAACGATGTGGGAGCAGTTGCGGCAGCAGATGGAAGAAGGTAAGAAGGCACCGCTAAGATCAAGGAAGCAGTCGCCGGCACCCGTGGCTGCTAGTGGCTTCGTCAGCAACTGGTAGGCCGTGAACATCCCGAGCGAGATCAGAGCAGGCGACACGATCCAGTGGCGGGATGTTGCTGGTGTGGACAATCTGGGCAATGAGGTCAGCAGTTCGGATTACACGCTGACCTACTACCTGCGGTTCAACGCTGCGAGCGAAGGCGCGACGGTGGTAGGCACTGCGTATGGGACCGGCTGGCAGTTCAGCATTGCTGCGGCCACGAGCGTGAACTTCGATGCCGGCATTTGGTACTGGCAAGCTGTTGCGACCAAGACTGGCAGCACGATCACGCTGGGCAGCGGCCAGTCGACGGTGCTGGCGGCGCTGAGCTACTCGGGCACTCCGGCGGCGCTGGATGGACGGTCGCAGGCGCAGAAAGATCTCGATGCGGTGCAGGCCGCGATCCGCGCGATCGTGTCCGGCGGTGTGGTTAGGCAATACACGATTGGCAACCGAAGTCTGAGCAAGTACGACCTGACGGATTTGCTGGCTTTAGAAACTAAGTTGAAGGCCGACGTGAATCGTGAGCAGAAGGCTCAGCTGATCGCCAATGGTCTGGGCAATCCGTTCAATCTGTTCGTGAGGTTCTGATGGGTCTGCGCACTCGGCTGTTCAAGGCAATGGGATTCGCGCCGATTCGGCCGCGGCAACGTGCGTATCAGGGTGCACGCGTTAGCCGGCTGACGGCCGACTGGGTGACCAGTGGCACCAGCGCCGATAGCGAGATCAAGTCGAGCTTCAAGGCATTGCGCAACCGGGCGCGGCAGTTGTGCCGTGACTCGGACTATGCAAAGCAGGCGCTGCGCGCTATCCAGAACAACGTGATCGGCCATGGCATCCGGCATCAGAGCCAGGTGCGGATGCTGCGTGGCGGCAAGTTGGATGAGGCGATGAACGCCCAGATCCACGAGGCGTTCGAGAAGTGGATGAATAAATATCGCTGCGACGTGAGCGGCCTGCTCGGCTTCCACGATATTGAGCGGCTGGCGGTGCGCAGCTTGGCGGAGAGCGGCGAGATCTTCATCAGGATGATCCGCCGACCGTTCGGCGATAGCCGTGTGCCATTTGCGCTGCAGTTGCTGGAGGCGGACTACCTGATCGATGACGACGTGCCGCAGGCCAAGGATGGCAACACGGTGCGGATGGGCATTGAGGTGGATCAGTACCTGCGGCCGCAGGCGTATCACTTCTATGCGAACCATCCGGGCGATACCTACGCCGGCAACGTGCGCACCACTGGCCGCCGGATTCGCGTGCCTGCTGATGAGGTTATCCACCTGTTCATTCCGGAACGGCCTGGGCAGACCAGGGGCGTGACGTGGTTCGCGTCGGCACTGATGCGGTTGCACATGCTGCAGGGCTATGAGGAGGCCGAGCTGGTGCGGGCACGAGCTAGCAGCGCGCTGATGGGATTCATTACCAGTCCCGAGGGTGAGCTGACGGCGGACGAGATGTATGAAGGCGAGCGCGTGAGCGAGTTTTCTCCTGGGGTCTTTAAGTACCTCGATCCCGGGCAAAGCGTGACGGTGCCGGACATGAACGCACCGGATGGGCAGCTCGAGCCATTCACCCGGTCGATGCTGCGCGCTGTGGCGGCTGGCCTGGGCGTTTCGTTTGAGAGCATCAGCAAGAACTTCTCAGAGAGCAACTACAGCAGCAGCCGGCTCAGCCTGCTCGAGGAGCGTGATGCGTACCGCGTGCTGCAGCGGTACATGATCGAGAACTTCCACCAGCCGGTATTCAACGCATGGTTGGAGATGGCGGTGCTGAGCGGTGCGGTGAACCTGCCTGGGTATGAGACCAACCCCGACCGCTATCGCGCTAGCAAGTGGATCCCCAGGAGCTGGGAGTGGGTGGATCCGCAGAAGGAGGTGGATGCGTACAAGACCGCTGTGCGCTGCGGCTTCAAGACTCTGACGCAGGTCATCGCAGAACAGGGCGGTGATCTGGATGATGTGATGCTCACCCGTCAGAGCGAGCTGGCCATGCTCGATGAGTTCAACATCATCACGGACACCGACCCGAGCGAAGTGACTGAGGGTGGTGCGGTGCAGGCTGCGAGGCCAATGGGCACCGAGGCACCGTTCGAGGAAACCGAGCCAGTGATCGAGAAGGAGGAGGATTATCCCGAGGAGGAAGGGACTGAAGATCTGACGGAAGACCTACAGGAATAGGAATCCCGATGGCC